GCTCGATCCTGGGCGAGACCGAGAACCGGTCGAGACTGATAGCCCGCACCGAGGTAATGAGAACCCAGAACCAGACCACTACGGGCTTCTATAAGGAGCAGGGCTTCGCCTATGTCCAGGCCGATGACGTAGACGGCGATCCCGATGACGATTACATCGACCCTGGCGACCCTTACGGTCGGACGTGCGCGGAGAGGCACGGCCAGATATATACGCTAGAGGACGCCCAGAACATAGACGACCATCCCAACGGAACGCTCAACTGGATGCCGATGCCGCGAGGCTACAAGCCGGAGGGGACTATATGATTCACAAGACGATGACCGGTAGCGCGAAGGCCGTCGACGAGGCTGAAGGGATCGTCGAGGCGTACACGAACACGATGGGCGTAGTCGATGCCGATGGCGACATCGTAGAGCCGACTGCCTTCAACGCCTCCATCGCGGACAACCTCCCGATCCCGGTACTCTCCGGTCACGACCAGGGCAAGCTCGTAGGCAAGGTGATCTTCGCCCAGCCCCGGCTCATCGAGGGGGACGAGTACCGGCTGTTTACCAGGATGCAGATGAACATGGACACTGAGGCTGGCCGGGACGCCTTCAGCAACGTGGCCGGCGACTTCGTCCGCGAGTGGAGTATCGGTTTCAACATCCCGAAGGAGTCCGACGTCGAACAGGAGGGCAGCGACGTCTCGACCGTGGTTCGCCGCATCGCGAACCTTGATTGGGTCGAGGTCTCGTCGGTCATCCGGGGTTCGTCGCCTTCCACCTCTACGGTAGCGGCCAAGTCTTCGCCGGCAACGGATGAGAAGGGCGCGATCCCGTCGCACCTGACAGCCTGGGTTGAGGACGCCTGGGACGGTAGTCTAATGCGGGGCCGGATCAAGGGCGGGGCTGCAGTCCTCCGAGCGGCCCATGCCTGGGTTGACCCCGACGGCGACCCGGAACTCAAGTCGAGTTATAAATATCTGCACCACCATATCGGTCGCAATGGCCGAGGCGGGGCCGCGAACGTCCGGGCTATTACGACCAGCCTGGCGAACCTGAACGCCCGCAGGACTTCGATACCGGAGAACGACCGGCGCGGGGTATACAACCACCTGGCACGGCATCTCCGCGAGGCGGGCCGGAAGCCCTCCGAGCTACGGTCTGCCGAGCCGCCCGACCACTCCAAGCCCTTTCCTAATTTCCACGCCTGTCGGATGCGGGAGCCGGAGGAGTTCGACCGGTTCCGCACCGCAGACGAGACCATTGACGATAAGCCGGTCGAGGTGCTGTACGGCAGGGAGAAGGAGACAGGGGACTGGGACATCGCGTCTTATCATCTACCTGTAGACGAGTGGACTGAGGACGAGGCCCGAGCGTTCGCAGAGGAACGCGACGCGATCAAATTTGAGCCAGCAACAGGCGAGGATGACGACGATGCCGGTGACGAAGACGCCCCGGCTGATGACTCCGACGCAACGGACGACGCCGCCTCCGGCACGGCCCCAGAGGCCGCCCTGGACACGGCAGAGCGGATGCTGCGCCTAGAACGTACGAAGTTAGCCCTACATGGAATCCACGACAAGGAGTAACAGTTGAACACGCAAGATATTCGCAAGGAGGCCAACGCCCTTCTCGGTCAAGCGGAAGCATCCCTCACTGACGGCAACGTCGAGCAGTTTGAGGGGATGATTGCGGACGCCCAGACCAAGATGGCAGAGGCCGATAAGATCGATCAGGCAGCCTCCCAGTTGAAGGTGCTACAGGGCGAGTTCGCTCGTCCGACGAACAGCGTCCCGATAGCCGACAAGGACGTGGCGGCATACGACCCGAACGACACGAGTCGCCACAGCAAGGCATCCTATAAGCCCTCCTCATGGGTCAAGGATTTGCCCGCGATGGCCCAGCCGTTGTGGGTGCAGGAGCAGATGGGCCAGACCCAGAAAGACGAGGCCCGGTTCCAGACCGACACGTTCGTGAAGTGGCTCCGCAGCCCCTCCGACGACGTGTTCTGGAAGACCGCCAGCGCGGACGAAGTTAAGGCGATGCAGGAAGAGACGGACGCAGAAGGAGGCTTCTTCGTTCCTGAGCAGTTCATTTCGCAGACGATCCACGACCCAGGAGTACCGGGTTCGCAGCTTCGGCCTCTCTGCACCGTGATCCGCGTGTCGTCCAAGGACGGCTACGTCCCGACGATGGGCAGTGCGACATGGGCAGCGATAGCCGAGGAGGCCGCGTTCTCCGACCAGACTCCTACGGTTGGGCAGGTAGCGTTCTCGCTGGAGAAGTCAGGCGGGCTGGTCAAGGTGACCCGTGAGTTGCTAGAGGACTCCGCGATCAACCTCCCGGCGTTGCTGACTCAGATATTCCAAGAGTCGGCTGGTCGGTTTGAGGACGTGGGCATCATCAGCGGTAACAACACCACGCAGTACGCCGGGATCATGTCGAATACAGACGTTGCGTTCTACACGATGGCCGGGTCGACAAGTGTCGTCGTGGCAGACCTCATCGGCACGTTCTACGCGCTTGAGGCGCAGCACCGGGCGAACTCTACCTGGGTCATGAAGTCGGCGATTAACTCGCTGATTAACCAGATTCAGGTAACCGGGAACGGCGTCACTGGGATCGCCAACATCGCCACCGCTCCGGCGGCGTTCATCCTGGGTCGGCCAGTGGTGGATACCGACGTCACCAGCGGACTGGGCGGCACGATCACCTCCACCGAGAAGATCGCCATATTCGGCGACTTTAGGCAGTACTACATTTTCGACAGGGTGGGCTTCCGGATAAGGCGTAACGATTCGGAATTTATGAATACGGATCAGATAGCGTTTTATGCCAGCAGGCGGGGTGACGGACAGGTCGGACTCGCGGCAGCGTTCAAGATTGCCAGAGCCGCATAGAGCGGTAACAAGTGGGGGCGGGGCTTCGGCCTCGCCCCCTGGTCGGGAGGAGATTTATGCCAAAGGCAGAGAGCCTCGTGAATGTCACGTTCGGTGCGACCGGGGCGGTCTACGAGATGGGCGAGGTCTACGACGTCCCCGCCGAACTCCTCAAGAAATACCCTGATTATTTCAAGAAGCAGACAACGAAGCCCAAGACGAAACAGGCCGAGACCGAGGAGAATAAATAGATGGCGACCCGCCATACATACGCGACCGCAGACGACCTCCGCGACTACCTCGCCGGGACGAGCTACTCGTCCGGTTGGACGTCTGATGCGGGGTCTATTCGGCGCATTCTGGAGGCGGCAAGCCGGAGAATTGACGACTACTGCGGAGGCGGTACGTTCGGGCCTCTGACCGAGACCCGGTATTACGATATCGGCTCCGGTAGTCTCCGGCAATCTCCGCAGTATCAGACGGTCGCGATTACCGACGACATCAAGACCTCCATGTCTACTCCCGGCGTCGTGCCTCTGGACGGCTGGATCGTCAGCCCGACGACGGTCACGGCATACGGGGCGACAGACCGGGCCACTTCGGAGACCCTGACCGAGGGTTACAACGCCGACTTCTGGTTGATGCCGTACAACTCGGCACCTAAGACAATCCTGAAACTCAACGAGGACACGACCAAGGGCCTCGACGCGGGACAGCAGACCCTCTCGATCCTCGGCTCCTGGGGCTATACCGCTGATACGGTCAGTGTCACGACCTCTGATGCCATAGGGTCAACGACGGCGACATCGGCATCGGTAACGTCTGCGACCAATCTCGGCCCCGCGCAGACGATCCTCATCGACTCAGAGCAGATATACATCACAGCCATCTCTGGCAACACGCTGACAGTAGAGAGAGGCGTCAACGGTTCGACAGCGGCAACGCATAGCGGCGGGGCGACGGTGTACCGGTACGATTACCCTGAGTTAGTTGTCCAAGCCTGTCTTGATTTATCCAAGATAGTGTTCAGAGATCGCGATCTCGGAGCCGCCACAACTATCGGCTCCGGCGCGGCTGCGATTACGTCGGCGGCAGGTGAGATCAATTCGATCCTCATGACCCTCGACCAGTATCAGGTTACCGGCACCAGTAACGGGGTCTTCTGCTAATGGCGACACCGACAACGACATTCAAACTGAAGGGGCCGATGTTTGAAAAGCCCACTCAGATTAGTCTCGGCTTTGCGGAGGCGGTCAACCGGGGTTTGCTTGATCTCGCGACCATCGAAGGGT